TGGTAAAAAATATGTAACATTTACATATGCAGGAATTGCTTTTCTAGTTTCTAAATAAGCTTGTACTGTGTCTAAATCATTTTGTGTAGGTATTCCATTGTTTGATTGTGTTAAGATTGTTATTCCTATGGTACCATTTCCATAAATTCGTTCTGATACAAAACCTGCTTTTACATTATTAACTTCATTGATTATACTTTTGTAATAATTTATACTGTCTATTTCTTTGTTAGTAGCTTGTTTGTTTATTATTCTAGTTCTTAAATTTTCTATAGTCTCTTCATCAATAGCACCTGTAATACCATTTAAGGAAGTTAAGCCTGTATCAACACCAGCTATTGGAATATTTAAAAATAATTGTATATTTGATAAAGTATTGTTTAGTATACCTGTATTTACACTTTCTACAGATACATCTACTGAATTATTAGAAATAGTCCCTGATGCGGTTGTAATAAATTCTATGTTATTATGTGTTACTTTTGTGTTTATAGGTATTATTGAACCATTAACACCAGTAAAAGTAACTATTCCTGTTGATTTTGTCGCGGTTTTTCTTGTTACATTTGTTAGAGGTGAAAAATAATTTAATAGTCTCTCTTCACTACAACTATTTAAAAAACTTTCTTTTTTTACGTTTTCTAAATAGATATATTGTAGTCTTGATACACTCGCTATTGTATTTGATAACACATCAAAAAATGATTTTTTTACAGGAGTAATAGCATTATCAAATGATGATATAAAGTCACTGTAAATTCTATTTTTTAAGTCATTTAAACTAATCATTTAATAACTCCATATTTGTATCTAAACTATATTTTAAATTATTTGTATTGTTATCATCTAGTATTTGCTCTATTGTAACATAAATCCTATTATTTATAGCTTTAACATCTATATTATTACTAATTACTATATTATCTTCAATTAAAAAATTTAAAGCATCTTCTAAACCTTTTTTATAAAGCTTGATGTTATCTTCACTTAATTTATTTATATTATAATATTTATTTCCATAAATTTTTCCATCTATGAATTCTGATATATTTGTCTTACTGGCATCTGTAAATATAGATAATAATGTACTAGTTAATATCGTATTATCTTTTTTTATGTCGTTGTTTTCTAATATTAAATCAAAAATAATATCATTTTCTAAGTCTTGTTTTTTTAAAAATAAATCCATAATATTATTATACCATAATTTTAATTTTTTTAAGGTGTTGGCGTTGGAGGCTCTGTGTGTGAAGTGCCTCCTCCGTGATTAGTTAAATGCGTATGAGTACTTAAGCTTATATTATTAGTTCCACTTTGTGAGACAATGTCTCCTGTAGCTTCAATATCTCCGTTAAATTGGGTTAAAGGTGCATTTACTACTAATTTAGTTGATGCTGTTATTGTTATAACTCCATTCTCTATTTTAATAGTATCTCCTGCTTGATTATATATTATCACATTGCCAAATGAAATGTCTTTTATGCTTTGCTCGTGTTCTGTTGCAAGTGTTATTTTTTCATCTGATACTCTTAATATTAACGCTCTTGAGTCTAGAGGAGGTTTAGAATTAAACCCAAAAAACCCCATTTTCTTTGTATATTCTACGCCTCTTAAAGATTTTAATTGTATCTCTTGCAGTTTGCCATTTTCACTTTTTATATTTGTTATATTTCCAAACTTAAAAATATTTGATATTGTATTTATTATATCATTTATCATATGTATAAATCTTTATTTATTAATTCAAGATTAGATATTTTACCAGCAGTGCTAGAATAACTATAATTTATACTTTTAATTAAATAAGAGTTTTTAATAATTTGTGTATCTATTTGTAAAATAGTATTTATGTCAAAATCCCAATTTAAAAGGGTTATTGTTAGTTTTTCACTATTTGCTTCTCTGTTTTGTTTTTCCCATTTTGATAAGTCAATATTATCTCTATTTTGATTATTTATTTTTACAAATGGTCTATATCTATCTATTTTATCATTTTGAACTGTCCCATTTTTAACATCTTTTGTAGCTGTTTCTTTTAAATATGTATACTCACTAAATTGTTTTGATAAATCATTGCTATAATTTATACTTAGCAAGTCTTTATCTTTTAATATAACATTATTTTGTTTTTTAGTGTTTTTTACTAGCTCTATATTGCCATTTTTATTTGATATTATTAGTATATTATATTGTTTACATATTTTATTAATAGCATTAAAATATGTGTCGCCTACATTTATATTAAAATCTAATTTATCAAGTATTAAATTTGTAGATACTGATATGTTAAAGTCTTTTATAATGTCTTGTATAATACTTAACGGTGTTAATTGTGTATATTGTTTAAATTCTGTTATATTGCAGTCTACTAAATCATTAGCAAGACTTCTACCTGATATAATTAATGGACTTTTATTGTTTGTTATTTGTATGTTGTATGTATCAATATAACCTACAAAAAAAGTTTTTTTATTTTCTAATATTGTAATTTTATCACCTGCTTTGATATTTAAAGCTTCTTGAGATTCTATTGATATATTAAAAGAGTTACATATTTTTAATATATCTTTGTTTATAGATATATTATCTATACCTTTATAAGCTATATCATTAACAATTACTTCTATCATCTATTTAATACTTTTAAATTTTGATTAATAAAAAAAGGGTCTACTATACTATTATTTTGTATTATCTCATCAATTCTTGATATATTTTGATATTTTTCTAATGATAAAGTAAATATATCAATTGTATTATCTTGTTGTAAATTTTCTAAATTTTGTAAGTTACTATATTTTTGAGTAATATATGTTATATATCTATATTTATAATTTCTTAAATTATTTAACAAAATATCATCATTTGTATTTTTTTCTATAATATTTAAAATATTTAAAACATCTTGTTTAGTGCTTCCAAAGCTATCTCCACTTCCAAAAATTACATTTTCTAAATTTTCATTTATTGCTTGAAGTTGTGACAATATTAAAATGTTTAAAAATTCTTTTTTATTGTTATGTGTTATCAGTTCTATGTCGTTTAATTTAGTTATATCTATCTCATTTAAATCATTTATATTATTTTTTAAATTAGCATATATATTTTGTGTTTGCTTGCTTGTAGGTGTTGATTCACTTAAGAATTCAGATATACTTTCGCTTAAATCTTTTATATTATTAACTAAATTAAAGCTATTTGTTATTGTGTTTATATTTGTATTTCCTATAATTTCACTTAAAATATTTTCTAATACACTTTTTTTACTGCCTTCCATAAATTTTAAAGCTTGGATACTTTGATTGTAATAATCTTGTATATCTGTTGATAAATCTTGTAATATATCATTAGATAGATTTGTTTCAAATGTATTGTTAAAATTATTAATGGATGCGTTTTCTAATTCTATATCTTTATTTAATGATATAAATTGATTAATCTCTAATTTATTCTCTGCTTTAATAAATGTTATAGTAAAATCGGCACGTCCTAATTTGGATATATTTTCGTTTATTGTGTATGTGTCTACAAATACTTCTATATCGCCCCAAAAAGTATCTATTAATTGTCCTGAATCTTTACTGTCTAAAGCGTTTTGTAAAGTTATTTTTTTTGATAAATAATCACTTCCTGATACATAACATTTTAAAGTGAATTTCTTTTCTTTGTTTCCATTAGATACTGTTTTAGAACCACTATCTATGAAAAAATGATTTGTTAATCTTTTACCTGATTCAACGTTACTATCAATTGTATTAAATAAAACGCCTTTAAACGAGGACTGATTAAGTTCTTTTGTATCAAATAGCATTAATATTGTGTTCCTTCATCTAAAAATACATTTGTACGTGTGTTTGTAGAATTAACGCTTTCAACTGATTTTATTTGATTATCCATAATATTTATTTTTATTTGATTATTATTTATATTGTTATTTGTATTGTTATTTTGAAATTGTGATATGTTATCTTGTACTCTTGTTATGTTGCTATTGACTACAGGTGATAGTTGAGGTGATGCACCTAAAAAGTTATCAAACAAAGTAAGCATATTTGATATCGGATTAACATCTTTTACAAAATCAATTATTTTTGATATCCAACCAAACGCTGTTTTAAAATTTGATATAACATCTTTCCAACTATCTGATAATAAGATAGTAGCACTTGTTAAAAGTCCTACACCTGTAACTAAAGCTCCTATAGGGTTAAGTATCATCACCGCATTTAAGCCTATAAAAGTAGTTTTAAGCAATAACAATGAACCAACCACATTTTTAGAATTTTCAACTAAAAAACTAAAACCTTTAGTAATAGCTTTAAGCCCGTTAAACAAATCGTTTAATGTATTAGTTACTTTTCTAATTTTCTGTTCTCTATAGTCTACATTTTTAAATTTTTGTGTGAAATCTATCATAATATCTGTTAAATTTTTTAAAATAGGTGTTAAAGCTTGTCTTTTTATTGCTTCTAGTGGTTGCTTCATTATTGCTAAAGCATCGTTAAAATTTTCCGCCGTTTTTACTTGACTATTAGTTATTATAGCACCTAAAGATGATAATCTTTGTCTAGATTTTGTTAATCCTTGTATGCCTTTATCTAGCATTAATAGAGACTTTCTACCGCTCATACCAAAAGCGGCATCACTTAAAGCCATCTTTTTTTGTTGTGTTTCTAGCTTAGAGTAAGCTTTTAATAATATCTCATACGCTCTTGTGTTGCTTTTTGCACTCTTTAAAGCTTTTGAAAAACCACCACCAATTTTTTTAGCAATAGTAGACAATAAACCACCGCCCGTGACTTGAAAAACACCTAAACGTTTAGTAAAACGCGTTAAAGAGCTATCTAGCTCATCTGTTGTAAGTCCTGAAAGCTCTGCTTGATGCCTTAACGCCTGTAATTCCGATATTGGTAAATTTAAATTACCTGCTTTTTTACCTAACTTATCAAGTGATTCTGCTTGTTTATTTATAGCAAGAGTGATACTACCACCTGTTATTAATCCACCCACAGATGCTATTTTACCAATACCACTAGCATAATTACCAAATGCTTTTTTACTTGAAATTAAACGCCTATTTAATTGATTAAGGTTTCTTGAAGTTTTTTGTAGTCTTTCTTGAAATGCACTCGTTTTTTTATTCGTTAATTGTGTTTGTGTTCCTAATTTTTTAAAGTTTCCAGAGATATTTTTAAGCACTGATGATGCTTTGTCTATCATCTTCACTGAACCAATAGCTGGTTTAAGTGTTGCCATAATATCTCCTTTTTAAGTTATACATAAAAAGAACGACATTATTAATTGTCGCTCTGTTTAGGTATATATTCTATTGCTAAATTATAAAGATTCTTTAGCATTCTAAAGCTTTTTAACTCGCTCGGTTGTGTTTTAAAAACTTTAAATATTAGTCCACCCATTTTCAAATAATTAATAAAAATTATTTTTAAATAAATAGGTGAACTTAACATTACTTTTTTAAGTCATCTTCAAAAAAAGAATTTATAAGGTGAATATGTTTAGAAATAAAAATACCATCAAGAAAAGATATTTGGTTTACCTCTTCGGTGCTTAAATCACATAAATATGCTATTATATCGGTCTGATTTGTAGGATCAGTAGCATCTATTGAATTCATAATTCCTAAATAAGTTATATCATCTACATCTTTTATGTTTAGCTCTGTTATCTCTTTGTTATCTGTTTTTATAACTTTTTTTAATTTATACTTAATCATTTTTAACCCTTTTTTTATTTATTATACTTATTTTATTCTTACGTTTCCGTGAAACTCAAAAGACTCTACACCATCGTTAATATTTACTTCTGAAGATGCTATTTGCACCATATTAGAACCTAAAACGGTAATATCATTAACTAATTCTATTATAATATTTTTATTGTCAAGATTTCTTAAAGTATTGATATCTTTAGCATTTTTTAAAGTAACATCTAACTTAATCATTCCCGCTTTTTTCTCTTCTGTGAAATTAGAAGTAGTACCATCATAATTAACAATAGCTGTTTTCTCTGAACTTGATACAGTATAAGACACTGTACCAGCTTTGATAGAATAACTTACATTATCTATTTTTATATTTTGTATTCCAATTGTATTTGCCATAATTATACCTTAAAGTTAATTTTTAAAGCTTGTTGCTCTAAAACATTAATAATATTAATGTTTACACTCGCATCTATTCTGTTATTATTTTTAGTCGCTATAATAGTCTCTTCAAAATTTTGTAAATCTTCACAAATAGCATCTTTTACTAAAGCTTCATATATTAAAATTAAATTATCTTTGTATATTTTAGGTGTTATTACGTTTGTACCTTCACCAAAAATATCTCCATCATTTCCTAATTTAAAATTCTGAAATTGTGATATATTAACTATAAAGTTATATCTAACATATGATAAAGTTAATAACACTCTTAATTCACTAAATGCATTATCCTCAATTCCTAAACTATTTTTAACATAACTTGTTACAGTCTTTTCATTGATTACTTTAGATGATTGTGTGGTAAATGTTGATATTCCTGCACCCGCTAACACATTTCTTTCTATTCTGATTCTTTGTGGTAAGGATAAAACATTAACTAACTCTTTACCTAAATATCCTGAGGCAGGACTACTTTGTGCTATATCTCCAATATATCCAATAACTCCAGATGATACACTTAAATTATTCTTAAACATATTTTTAGTGTCTAAAATTGTTATAAAAGGTGAATTTATAGCATCACTTTTTGTAGTCATATTAGATACTGTATCTTCAAAACCAACTAAACAAAAACTATCTAACATTTCAGTGGCTTTAAAATTATCTGTTAAAGCTGTTGATATTGTATTTAATGCTGTATTATCTGTATATGGATGAGTTATTAAGTTATATTGATTCTCTTCTAAGTGTGATATCACAAATGTAGATAAATCTGGATTACCTGCACCACTACTCATATCAACTATAGACACTGTTATCCCAGCAGGGGTAATCTCATCGCTGTTATAATTTTCTATTATTTTAATAGTATTTCCAAATGTTCCTTTGTGTGTAGCTGTAAGTGTTACAACGGCACTATTTACATTAGAAGTTACTAAAGCCTCATCATCATTGTTTATAGTTGTATTTAACGCTGTAGCTATTGTAGATGCTGTATCTCCTGAACTTACAACCGTTTTATATGATTTACCATCTATGTAAACATTAAGCGTTCCTGAACTTGTAGCTGTTCCAGATAAAGTTATTGTACCTGTAGATGCTGTTCCTGATACTAAATCATCAAGACAAATTACTTTTAATTGAACGCTTTTGTTATTATCAAAATAGCTTTTAACTGCATTTGATAACATACTGTCTTTTCCAAATTTTGATTTTGCATCATTAACTGAAAAAATATCTAAAACTGTGTTTTGTGTAGCTGTTCCTAAACTAGTCTTTTGTCCTACTATTAAAGCCTTAAACGGTTGTTTAACTGTTTGTGTAGTACTAACTTGTTTAGAAATTTCAGCACTTATAAATGGAATATTTAGATCAAATATTTCATTAAAATTAATTGACATTATATCTCCTTTTTATTTTTTACTATTTCTATATCGTTATCTAATAGTCTATTTTTCCAATAAGTATTTAAGTTAACAAATGTTCCCTTTTTTGTTAATTTTTTATTTGTCATTGGATTAATTACTATTTTATCTTTTTTTGGTATTATATGTACCATATTTTATCCTTGTAAAGGTCTTAATTCTATTATATCTAAATTTTGTTTAGTTGCTTCTATATCTAAATCAACTAATGATGATACTTTTAATGAATTTTCTACCTTGTATTTAACATTATATGTTAAAATAGCTTGACCTATATTATTTCCAGATTCTACATTGTCGCTTGTAGTACTTGATGAATAAATAATTTCATCAACTAGTTTAAAAGGGTCGTTTTCTAAATTAGATATACTTAATATTCTATCAAATACACTCTCCACTAATAATTGTATATCTTCTATTGATTTGTCAAAATCATAGTTTAATAAATCATTGCTAGAATTATATTTGTTAACAACCACTATATTTATATCATTGTTTCTTAAAGTGTGGTCTGTATAATACTCTTCTACATCATCTGTTTTATTATAAACGGTTATAAAAGGATATAACTCTTCTTTAGAATAAGGTAAAACACGCCCACCATAAACTCTATTCTCTAAAATAGATATATTGTCTTTTAAAAGTTTAACAATAGCTTGTCTTATAGCTGTTTTTTTAAGCATATTTAAGTCTTACATCAAGTCCAGATATACCATCACTTTGAACTTCAAAAACAATATAATTTTTATTATCTATTGTTAAAACATCATTTTGTTTTATATCATTTGTTTCTTTTGTATTTATCATAGGTATATTTTCGGTTATAGGTAAGCCTTCATCACTAATACTAGTATAGATATCATTAAAGATAACATCAAAACTTAAATTTGTACGTGTATTTAAACAACTAACTCCAAAATAATTGCTATCTAACATAACATCAAAATCATTTTGTAGTCGTTGTTTAAAATTCATTATTTTTTCTTATTTTCTTTTTTTAATGTCGCCCAAAGAAGTATCTTTAGGGATATCATTAATCTTTGTATTAACTTCATCATCTTCTAAAAAAATAATTTTTTTATCATCTATAAGTCTTTTAAGTTGTTCTTTATTTATTTTAATATCTTTATCTAAAACAAAAGTATCATTATGTTTTAAGATTTTATCATTGTCTCCATATAAAGTACAATTTACTACTTTATATGTTGCTCCTTTAAAAATTTTCATTTTTAAAGAACCGTTGCGACAAAAGAACTGTTAGCATCATTCATTATACATGCTCTTGTTTGAAACGCACCTAATCCTAATTGAAATGTACTAGTTCTATCAAAATAAGAATAAAAATTTCTATTTGTTTTTTTAAAGTCACCATTTGTTAAAAACATTTCTTGATTGTTATTTCCAAAATATTCTTGATTAGAATTATTCTCATCTAAAAGTAATATTTTGTCTGAAGGTACTGCTTGTTGTGTGTCTCCAGCCTCATCAGTATATACACCTGAATATGCTAATAAAATTATATTTTTATAAATTCCTCTAAAAGTAACGCCATCACCAAAATAATTATAGTCACCATAACCAAAATTTAAACCACTGTCAGTTTTTATCTCTTCTTTAACTTTTGCATCTTTAAACATTAAATCAATAATTTCAGATCGTGCTATTAAGTGCGTAGGATTTGAACCTTGATTATTTAATAAAGTGATCCAATCCGAGATATTGCTTGATATATTAGCTGTTGTACCGCCCCAAACTGAATTTCCAGTTAAGACTTCTGTTAGACTGTCATGTCTATTAAATAACAGTTCTCTGTTTTCACCTTCACCTATAATGGATAGCTTGCCATTAAAATAAGCATCAATTGCTCCAATTTCAACTTTTGTATCAAATAGATCCATTTGTCTTTTTTGTATATCAGTTATCATATCAACCAATTTTTTTTTGCTTGATACACTAGAATCATAATTATGATATCCGAATCCTCTCATCATTAACATTTGTCTTGTTATGTGCTTCATATCTTTTATGGTTGGCAATTTAAATAAATCTGTTGTAAAACCTTCAACCGCACTACTTTTAGCTTCTATATCAGGATTAACATAACTTACTATTTTATTTTTAACAACTTTTCTATCTAATTGTATTATCTCATCTTCTATAACTTGCTTGTCTTTAAATAAACTTGTAAGAAGTCTGTTTTTTATTTGAATTTGTTCTAAAGAAGTTCCAAAAAATTTCTTTCCATCTAGCAATATTGAATTAGTTATATTACTCATTTTTATACTCCCCAATCTTTTAATATAATGTTTTTAGCTTGTAAAATTCCTTTGACACTTGCTTCTGTTTGTGGTGATTTAAAAGTTATTTTACTTCTGTTAAATGTTCCAGAATACGCTACTGCTACAACATCTCCTAATGATGCATCTACATCTTCAACTAGCACATACACATTCTGTGCATCATAGCTTACGTGAGGTGTACTTGCAGCTGCTCCTGACAATACAATTAAATCATTATGATATTTATCATCATCTTGATTAACAACTATCATACCTGCAGTGTATGGTGTAACGCTTTGTTTTAATGTTACAGACACTGTATTTGTTATATTTGATACTAAATTGTGATACTCAATATTTCTACTTGACATTATTTTTCCTCTTTTATGTAATTAAATACTTCTTGATCTTCTTTCTCTTCTTTAGAAGATTCATTAACAACATTTTCTATTCTTATATCTTGTTTCTCTGATTCTAGATAATCTTTTTTTATAGCTTCAACTTTTAAAGCTTCTTTTTTTTGATTTTCAATCATTAAATTATAAGCAAGTGACTCTGCACTTACACCGTTTTTAATAGCTTCAACTTTTAAAGAATTTTCACATTCTAAAACTTGTATTTTAGCTATTCTTTGTCTGTCTTCTGATACAGCTTTACTAACTTCATCTTTTACAATTTTGTCAGTGTTTACTATCTCAACTTTTTCTTGCGACATATTGTCTCCTTTTTTAATTTTTGCATCGTTAAAAATCTCAGATTCAAAATCTCCTTTTTTTAAGATAGCAACTAATTTATCATTAGTTACTTCATTGTTTTCTTTTGTGTTTTTTATACAATTTTGTATTTTTGTTTTAGAATATGCTATTAAATTATCTTTGTTATATTCTTTTTTATCATCTTCTTTTGATATTATTCTATCAATAAAATTATTATCTAGTATTTCATTACCAAAAAAATAAGACTCTTCATTCATTAATTTTTTAATATCTTTTATGCTTTTATTTGTTTTGTTTACATATATATTAGCTATTATGTTACTTAAACCTTCTAGTATATCAGCATCTTTTCTTAAGTCGTTATGATTCCCATAGCAGGAAGTTAAAGCGTTGTGTATCATAAAAGTTGTGTTTTCGTGTGCTTCTACTTCATCACAAGCTAAAGCAATTACTGTACCAATAGATGCACATAAAGCACCTAAACGTGCAGTTACTTTACCTCTTGTATAATTCTTAATAGTGTTATGTATTTCCAGTCCATCATATACAGAACCACCAGCAGTATTTAATTCTAATATTATATCATCTTTTGCGTTTTGTATTTGTGCTTTAAATTCTTTTGAACTTAAACCCCATGAACCTATCTCATCATCTATTTTAATTATCATTTTGTACCTCATCAAAAATTAGATTATTTTGTTTTAATATCTCTTTTTCTTTTTCTAATTGTTTTGCGTTTGCTTCAAAATCACCGTTTCCTAAATCTCTTGTCGCTTTTTCACGGGTTGTTAAATTGTTATCTATTAATGTAACTTTTGCTTTAGCATCTTTTACAGGGTCAACGCTTCCTTGTGCATCACCTAACCACTCACAATTTAAATATTCATCTTTATTGTTAAAAAAATCAGGTATATTTAAGTCACCTTTAAGAACACCCCATTCTATAACTTGATTTCTAATTGGATTATTAAATTTAGTGTTAAATAGTTCTCGCTCAGGTTTAATAAATTTTTCTAGCAATAACATAGATGCTCTTGATGCACTGTACGATGAAGTAAAGACTGTTAATATTATTTCTATAGGTATTCTAGTGCAAGAAGATACTTTTTGTAATGAAGTATTTACAATTTTATCAAAATTAGGATTATCTC